GAGGTTGACACCAAAGTGAAACTTGGCGGCGCTGATTCCAATTGTGTACCTTTCGGTTTCATGGGTCCGGCTCGACGACAAAAGTTTCAGGTTATATCTGGAAGTACTGCCGGCACAATGGCAACTGGATATTCGGACTTCGATAGTTCTTATGCATATAATGCTGCTTCTTTTGGAGTGTCTCGATATCCACTTCCCGGAAATTGGTTGGAAAACGTGGCTTCCGACGTTGCCGCCACCTTCACCGCATCTCTCGACTTCCCTGATTATCAACTTCGTGTGACTGCTTCAAACGCTACCAGAGGGGTATCTCGAAATGCGTATTTCGGAGTTCGAACTTCTCGGACTGATGCGGGTAGATATTTCTCTCCTGCATATTATGACTTAACCATACCTCTGGAAGAAGGAATTAATTCATGGGTGGCTTCGGCCGGCTCCACTGTTCATACGTTTGCTTTCTCTCTTGATGATGTAAGACAGGCATCTTCTTCTGCGGATGGATGGTCTGATAATGCTGTTTACACAAAGAATGCGCGTCAAAGCTCTGTTCCCGGCGTGGCATCTATTAGTGCCCTAGGGACTTATTATAAAGCAAGTCAAGGGAGTGGCACTTCGACGTCTCGTTATACCAACACTGACGGTTGGAAAACCGTACTTGATGCGGGCTATAAAGCATTTACGATGCCAATGCACGGTGGTTTTGACGGAGTTAATATTAAAGAGAAAAATCCCTTCTCAACTAGCAACGTTGCCGGAGGAGCAACCACAGATGGTCGCAGCAACTACGCATGGTATTCAGTTCTTACGGCAATTAAGATGCTGAGAGACCCAGAATTCCTTGATTTTAACTTAGCTTCGGTCCCCGGTATGATAGATTCAACTTTGAATACTAAATTGGCTGATTATTGCGAAAATCGAGGTGACGCTCTGGCGCTTTTGGATGTTGACTCGGGATATCGTCCGCTAGAAGATATCAAAGCTGCGCAATTAACTTCCAACACTTATCGCGGAACAGTTACTGACGCTGTAGATTATCGAAGAAACAGTTTATCGAGTGTTATTCATAGTTACGCTGCTGCTTTCTATCCATGGGTAGACATTTCAGATGGTAGAACCAATTCTGTTGTTGCCTGTCCTCCGACAGTCGCAATGATGGGTGTTTTCGGAAGAGTTAAACAAACTTCCGAAGTGTGGTTCGCTCCAGCCGGTTTCCAAAGAGGCGGCTTGTCCGATGGCTCAACCGGATTGAGAGTGCTTAATGTTAAAGATCGTCTCACTTCTGCGGAAAGAGATGAACTGTACGATGCAGGCATTAATCCAATTGCAAACTTCCCGGCTGAAGGAATTGTTGTTTTCGGACAAAAAACACTTCAACTACAGAGAAGCGCACTGGACAGAATTAATGTTCGGCGATTGATGATTTATCTTAAACGTAAAATTGGCGGTATTGCATCGCGCACCTTGTTTGAGCAAAACGTTAGGGCAACATGGAAGAATTTCACCAAGCAAGCTGTTTCGGTATTGGATGCTGTTAAAGACGGATTGGGTATTGTAGATTATAAATTCATTCTTGATGAAACGACTACAACACCTGACCTGATTGACCAAAATGTTCTTTATGCGAAGCTTTATATTAAGCCAGCTAGAGCAATCGAGTACATTGCACTTGATTTCATCATTACTAAAACAGGGGCACAATTTCCTGAATAAATTTTAGAGAATACTATATAATAGTAGAGGATATAGGAGAATAATAAAAATGGCTGAGAATCAATTTTGGCATCAACGACAGTTACAACCAAAACGAAAATTTCGCTGGATTGCGACAGTTGGAGACGGCGAAACGGTTTATTCATACGTGGTTAAAAAGGTTGCCAAGCCTACGTGGAACTCTGCGAACAAGGAACACAAGATTTTAGGTCATACTTTTAATTTTCCCGGACCGGTAACTTGGGATACGGTGGATCTTACGATAGTTGACTTGGCTGGCGATAAAGATTCTCCAGAAAGAGGCAATGCCGCTGTTTATCTTCAAAACCTAATTTATGCTGCGGGATATCAGTTTCCAACTTCCTTAGATAATGCCTCTTTGGGCGTTACAAAGGCTCGTGCTGCTTCAGCACTGGGCGGCTTGGGAGTTCAGCAGTTGGATGCCGAGGGGTTTTTGTTGGAAGAGTATACTTTTCACAACCCATGGATTGAAAAAGTCGATTTTGGTGGGGAATTTGATTATGAGTCTGATGACTTTGTTGATGTAACGTTGACGGTTCGATTCGACTGGGCAAAAATTATTGCACCTGCTGGCGAACAGCTTGAGATTGGTCCGGAAGCGCAAGAACGTCTTGAGGCAGCAACCTTGGATGGTAACAGTTATCCTCTGGGACATCGACCTAAAAACTCAGATTCCGGCGGCGGATCCTATTAATATTTAACCTACGAGGTGGTAAATGTCGATTAGAAATAATGAAGAGCGCACCGGGGCGGCTCTCGACGAAAGTAGCCCTATTCTTTCCCAAAACTTACAAGATCCCTTAAATTTTGTTGTTCCCACTATGCATGTTGATCTCCCTTCGAGGGGGTCTTATTATGCAAAAGGTCATCCCTTGCATGGCGAGGATACGGTGGAAATTCGCTTTATGACTGCCAAAGACGAGGATATTCTAACCTCCCCGGCTTTGATTAAGAAGCGAACTGTACTGGATCGGCTTCTTCAGAGTCTTATCTTGGACAAAAGAGTGCATGTGGAAGATTTGCTGTTAGGGGATAAAAACGCTATCCTCATTCAGGCTCGAATTTCGGGCTATGGGCAATGGTATGAGGTTAAAATGAATTGCCCATCTTGCGGTGAAGAGCAAACTGAAGAGTTTGATCTCGAAGAGTGCTCTACAGTGACCGAGGGCGAAAATGATCTGGAAGAAGTGAAAAAATTGGAAAATGGTAATTTTTTGATTACTCTTCCTCGCACCAAGGCGGAGTGTGAAGTTAAGCTTTTTAGGGGTCATGAAGAAAAAATCCTTGTTAAAAGCATGGACAAAAAAGGAAAGAACAAAGATCATAGTACCACTCTCACACAGCAATTAAAACTGATGATTGAGTCGGTTAATGGCTATAAAGATCCCAAGGTTATTGCGCACTTTGTCGATCATATGCCTGTGGCGGATTCTAGGATGCTCAGATATTTCTATGATAAAATCACCCCCAACATTAATTTGACCGCTCCGTTTGAGTGTGAAAGCTGTGAATATTTAGAGGACGTGGAGGTTCCTCTCACCGTGGACTTTTTTTGGCCTAAGCAATGATTACATCCAAAGTGTATATGAAGAATTGTTTGTCTTGAAATATCACGGTGGCTGGTCATTCTTTGAATCATACAACCTTCCTATAACAATTCGTCGTTGGTTTCTCGAGCGCTTGTCCAAGCAGCTTAAAGATGAAGCTGACCAAATCAAAAAAGCATCAAAATAGCCTATTATTTCATTTCTTCTCTAATTATTGTGTGAACTGTAAGTTTGAATGGAGATGAGCACGTATGTCCTTTTGGAATCCTTATAACATATATTATTCCCCAGACGGCGATTCCGGTGGTGGAGGTCCGGAAACAAAGACCGGTTCTACCGATAAGGAGAGGGCGAAGGCTCTACTAGATTTGTATGAAGCTCGCAGCAAGTCTATTGAACAGCGAAAAGACGAAATTGAACAAGAACAACGTTTAAATGAAGTTCTTGGCTTGCAATATGAAGTGGAAAAGAATAGAATTTCACTTAAAGAGATAGAACTGGAGCAATTGGCTAATGGCATCAAGGAGAAAAAAGAGCTTGAGCAGATAGAAGCCCAGCTTCAGAAGATGCAAAAAGCCGGCATTAATATAGACAATGAGGAAGATGCTGCGCTGCAAGCTCTCATTGCCCGCCAGAAAGAACTTCAATATACAAAGAAGATCGACGAAGAACAACAGGCTAAATCAATAGCACAGCTTCAACATGAGATAACAGTAAGAAAAGAGAACAACGCGATTAAGGAAAAAGCCGCCGGCGCAATGGGAGATTTGGTAGCAAAACACATTGATCTCAATAAATGGATGACTCTTGCCCGAAATCCAATGGCTGCTTTGAAGCTTGGGTTTGTTGGTTTGATCAGCATGGCAATTAAAGCCACAATGGAGTATGATAAACAGAGGGCTGCTTTAGCCGCAATAACTACCGGTTCAACCCAATTTAATCAAGGGTTGGCTGACACAATGAACGCCGCGGCTGGAGCAAACTTGTCGATGCAAGAGGCTGGCGCTGGCTTTGCTAAGATGGCAGGTGGATTGGTTGATTTTGGAAGCATGGCAAAGGGCACTCGACAAGAACTCTCGCTCCTCTCGGCTGGTTTTGGAAAATTCGGGATTGATATTACGGGCAATTTGAACATTGCAACAAAGGCAATGGGAATGACCGGAAAACAAGCCGGTGCCCTTCAACGAGAACTGTTTGCCACTGGAAAAGCTTTGGGTCCACACATGACCAAGAAGGTTATGTCCGAGTTTGGACCTGCAATGTCCACTTTGGCTGCTTATACAAATGATCGAGCAATTAAGGTTTTTAAAGGATTGGCTGCACAGGCACAACTAACAGGTGTGGCAATATCTGAACTGCTCTCAGTGGCTGCAAAGTTTGATACATATGATAGCGCCGCCGAATCTGTGGGTCGTTTAAATTCCATGTTGGGTGGTGATTATCTCAACTCAGTTCAAATGCTTCATGCAAGCGAAGAAGACAGAATTAAGATGCTTAGACAAAGTATCGAGCTTTCAGGAAAATCATTTGGAAATATGTCGCGATTTGAGAAAAAAGCCGTCGCAGCAGCGGCTGGCATCACAGATATGAGCAAGGCAATGCAAATTTTGGGTAGCAGTTCAGAAAGATTGGCTGATTTGGAGCAAAAAGCTGCAAAAGCTGGAATGACCGTTGATCAGTTTAAAGCCGCTACTCAAGCAACCAACGATGTTTCCAAGCAGTTTGCCATTCTTATGCAAAATCTGGCAATTGTTATAAAACCGGTTATAGATGTTATAACGACTATCACTGGGTGGTTCGCAAAGCTGGCTAGT